TTAAGTGGATCGCATGAATTCTCCGAATTTTATTGCTGCTTCTTTTTTGCGTTTTTTAGTCACGTGCAGGTAGACTTGTCTGGTTACCTTGTCATCTTTATGTCCAAGCCGTTCCATGATTTCGTGCAATGGCACTCCTGCCTCTGCTAACAACGATGTGTGAGTGTGACGCATAGAGTGGGGGGTTAGGCTAGAATTAAGGCCAGCTAATTTCAAAATCCTTTTCATACGAGTTTGATAGTGGCCGGTAGGCATTGGGTAACCAGGGTATTTGTTTTGATTAATAAATATATATCCCTTGTCGTAATACGTGTTGCGATGGAGCATTTTAAAAGATTTTATCTTTTTAATATAACTGGTGACAACATCAACAACGAGAGGATCTACTTGCAGATTTCTTTTTGACGTTTTAGTTTTTGGCGTTTGTAGCTTGTATTCACTTATCTTTCCAGCGGGATTGTAGTAAGTTTTGGATATACTCAATGACTCCTCAGCAAAATCAAAATCAGTTTCACGTAAAACGCTGAACTCCCCAATTCTAATGCCGGTATATGCAAGTGTTAAGAATGTTTCGTAATCCCCTTCTAATCCTTGTTCTAACGCTATTTTTAGGAATAGATCAAGTTCTTCTTTTTCTAGATATTTTGGAATATGAACATGGTTTTCAATATCGTCGACGGTCTCTAATTTTCGAGGTATTTTAGCATATTGCGTAGGGTCCTCTTTAATTATGCCATCTTCCATCGCACTTTTGAAAATCATGCGCGCTGTACCGTGTGTACCTCTGATTGAGGTGTCTGCCATCCCAGACTTTTTCATATCTGTGATAGCCGCTTGATACATCTTTTTTGTAATATCTTTTATTTTCACTAGCTTAAAATATCGCAATAATACTTTCACTTCAATTTTGCGTATTCTAACGGTGCTTTCTTTTACACCACCAAGCAATTCATACTTTTCTAACCAGTGGCTACTGTATTGTTCAAATGTTTGATCGGTTTCTTCTACATGTATGCCATTCGATAATTCGTACAAAACAGTAGCAGCTGCAGCCTCAGCCTCTTTTTTTGTTTTGAAACCACGCTTCTTTTTCTGGCGCCTAGCATTAGTTACGGGATCGCGAGGTAAATCAATGACATATCGCCAAGTGTTACCTTCCTTCTTGATGCTGGCCATAACGCCACCTCCTTTGAATTAAGGTTTAAGGAAATCTAAGTTAGGAACCCTATAAACAGGCATCCTTTCCTTCAATAAAAGCCCCGGTTAAGGGGCTATTGATTAATTTCGTCATCGTTAGATAACGAATCATGATATTTCTTCCACTCTCTCTTCATATATAACATCGCTGCGAATAATGCAATGGGTATTGGAACTACGGCAACAGCGTCAGGGTTTGATTCTCCCAATAATGCGGCTACTACGAAAAATAGAAAGAAGTAAAATAGAAATGCACTGACAATGAATGCAACTATGGAGTATAGGTTTATTATATACCCCTTGTTGTAAAGATAATTTCCTAACAAAGATGATAACACACCAGTTATTGCGCCGACTATTATTCCAGCAATTAAAGATGGAATACCTAAAGATTTGGCGAGCAACAAACCTGGAAAAAATCCTATAACATAAAATATTATGTACACCTTTTCTTTCATTTATAATTCCTCCTAACGTTTTTCTCGTTTAATTTAAAACGAAGCTAAAGCTTTCTTTTTAGACTCAGATATGGTATTCAAAAGAGCCAAAATACCTGCTGTCATTGTCAAAATTCCTTCGTACACTAATTTCCAAACAGGAACTTCGAGAGGGTTGTATATAGCAGAGGCCGCAACAAAACCTATAAACAAAATAATTATTGCGAGATAAATGGAAGACAGAACTATTTTACCTTTTGGAACCATCTCACAACTAATATAAATACACGCATACATGGCACAGCAATTATAGGCAAACCTATGAATGAGATATGAGACAAGAGAATCCTCTGGGCCCAACGTTCTAGTAAGGAAAAACTGAATACAGATATATGCGATAATTGCAGTTACCAGAGTTGCGGGCAGAAATGAAATCCATCTCAAAAAAATTGGCCATCCACCAAAATAACCAGATTTATCTTTAACTTCGATATTGGAACTGTTATCGATATTAATTTCAAAAGGGTTTACTTTACTTGATTCTTCACTTGTATGAATATATTTTTCTTTTTCCATATACGTCCCCTTGGTTTCATTTTTTTCGAATCTAACCTCATATATGTAATCGGCGCCATATCGACTAAAAGTTACATCAATTGGGCAACATGACCTAAAAAGGAGATGATGCCATGCCTATGCCGGTATTTAACGACAATAATGATCTTGTATACATCGAAATACAAGAAATATACAGTATCCATAAGGATTCTAAATCTAGAAAAATTATCGTAACAGCTGCTTGTGGAAAGTATTACTTACCATCCACAATCGAGCAGGTGGATTCCATTATGTCTGATGCAGGTTTTTTCCTTATCGACAAGAACAGGATAATCAATGTCGATCAAGTAAAGGAGTACTACGACGGACAGGTTCATGTAGACGGTTCGTATTATGATGTAGCAAAACGCAAACGTCGCAAGCTTCAAAATCTAATTGAGAAACGTTCTCGTGACACGAACGGTCACTATAGTTCGACATAATACGACATACAGTTTGGAAAATATAGTTTACAATGGCAAGACACCTAGTAGATTGTACGCGATTACATTTTGTCGTAGAATGGCTGTATGATCCGTTATAATTAACGAATCAGTTCTACATTTGTTGTACATATCCCGTGAAGTAGCTGAGCTACTTCTGCTGCTGAATATTCCAGACATAAATATCGTCCACTTTACATTTTAGGTAATGAGATAAAAGGACTGCTGTCCTGAAATTCATCACCTTTCGCATTGTGCAGTAGTCTGATATTTGTGTTTTACTCTTCCCGCTTTGATCGGCAAGCCACTGCTGATCTTTACCAATGCGCAAGAGTAAATCCGGTATTCGGCAGCGGACGGGATAAACATCCATATCCGTGCCACCTTTTTCAATTATAACCTCTAATTCAGAACATGTGTTCCTATTGTTCGGTCGATGTGCTATCCTGTAATTACATTACAAACGGCTGTAAGGGGTGACTGTGTTTGAACGATAACTCAAAAGAAATCATCCGTAATTCGTTGTCCGGACTTACAGAAAAAGAGATTGCACTTGTGAAAGCTGCTATTGATAACTTGAAGTCTAAAAAGGGCGGCTAATGTCGTTCTTTTTTCAATCTATCTATTAAATCTAAAATATAACTTTGGTCCTTATCACTTAAATGTACGAAATCTTCTATCATCTGTTCTAAATCCTCGTTTACATTCTGCTTTACTCCAGTTATAAGCCAGTTTAAATCTTCTTGATAAAACGCAGAAATTTTTGCTAATGTCTCAAAGTCTGGTTCTGATGTTCCTCTTTCGTAACCTGAATATGTAGTCCTCGCCATCCCCAATTTGTTCGCAGCTTCCTCCTGTGTTAATTTTTTCCTCTTTCTTAATGATTTCAATCTCTCCGAAAACAAAATTACCACCTCTTTCTAGTTCATTATAATGTCGAGTAATGCGTCATTAAACAGATTAAAAACTAAATACTAGATAATCGTAATTTACTTGTTGACATGACGAGTAACTAGTCATATACTAAGTTTAAGAAATGACGAGTTACTAGTCAGGAAGGAGAATGAAGATGAGAGAATGGTTAAAAGAAATACGTAAGCAAAAAGGGCTTACACAGCTTCAAGCTGCTAAATTAAGCGGAATATCTCGTAGTTACTATGCCGATATCGAGCGCGGAAGTGCAAACGCAAGCGGAGCGGCAGCAAAGCTAATCGCTGATGCTTTAGAATTTGAAATGTCCATTTTTTTTGCTGATGTTCGACGAGTATCTAGTCAAAATAAGAAAAAATCTGCTTAACTCAATGTATTTTACCCCATTAATTAACAATTTGAAAGGTGGTCTAACAAATGAACCTTATGTCTATCAATGGTGTTCGAGGATACATCGATGAAAGTGGAACGGCTCAATTGAAGTTGGAAGATGTATCGCGAGGTCTGGGCTTCACGGAAGGAAAGGACGGAAAGATTTATGTTATGTGGCGTCGAGTAGACAAATACCTGACTGATTTATCTTTCGGCACTTCTGCCGAAAACGAGTTTGTACCAGAAAACATTTTTTATCTACTTGCAATGAAGGCGAGCAATCAAGCGGCTATTTCCTTTCAAATGAAAGTAGCAAACGAAATACTTCCTTCGATCCGTAAGCATGGCGCCTACATGACACCAGAAACCATTGAAAAGACGTTAACTGATCCCGACTTCATTATTAACTTAGCTACTCGCTTAAAGGAAGAAACGGCTGAAAAGATGAGGTTGAAGGAAAAAATCGAATCTGACCGACCGCTTGTCCTGTACGCCGAATCCATGCAGGTGTCGAAAGACTCCATTTTAGTGGCTGACATGTCGAAGCTGCTTAAGCAAAACGGAATCGATATCGGAGAGCGTAGATTGTTCCAATATCTCCGCGAAGAAGGTTACCTGATCAAGTCGGGCAGCGAGTATAACATGCCGACACAGCGCTCCATGAACCTAGAAATCATGGAGGTAAAGGTAGGGCAGCGAGCAAGCGCAAGTGAAGGCGTTAAAATCACTCGTACACCGAAAATAACAGGCAAAGGTCAGATTTACTTCATTAATAAGTTTTTGAAGAAGCAGTCAGCATAACACCGACAGGAGGCATAATCCATGAAAGAATACCGCATCGAGAACTACCCACACTTGCTGGCAGCAAGTCATGTATCCGAAATATGCAGCTGCCACCTGACAACGGCCTACGAAATCATGAAAGAGCCGCACCGCCCACGCTGGCAGAACGGTAGGAAAGTACGGCTGCATCGTGACGTGTTTTTCGAACAAATCAAAGAAGAATCGATGGTGAAGGTTTCGCAATGACCGTAGCAACAGGAACAGACCAAGAAATAGCCAGCAAGACGCATGCGCATGTACTCACGCGCTTTAAGCAGTCGGACAAGCACACGGCGATGGAGATCGCATACAACTACTTCCTGCACGATGCAGATGCGGTAAACAGGGCGCTTGAGCTGGCTGTCGCCGAACATAAACCGAAAGGGATAGGTGATTGAAATGGACGAGCAAACAATGAAGAAACTGCTTAAGCAGCTGGTTGATGAGGAATACAGCCTTGACGAATCAGCCAAATACGGTGAGACACAGGAATACCTGATGGACACCTTGGATGATCGGCGCAAACTCAACGTTAAATTGATCGGCCTGCTAGAGATTATGTTGAAAGGTGGCGAGCAGCATGCAGCTTAGACGTATCGAACCTGTTCACCCTGTTATCCGCGTGCATAATCCAAAAGGCTCCGAATTGTGGCTGCCTAATCAACGCAAACGCCACAACGATTTTGACTCTTTATTAGAAGGGAAGATTCGCTTATGAACGCATGGGCCATTTTACAACCTCAAATCGAAGAAACGATTCGCGAACTTTACTATAAAGGCTGGGACGCGGAGGAACTTTCAGACAAAGTAAGCCATCCAGATTGGCTGCGTAAAGGAAACTTTAACCGCTCGCCGTTTGCCGAAGTCGAATTCAATTGCGGCGCTGCTCGCTTCACGCTTCAAGGATTCGTTGACATCATGGACGCTATGGTTGATTCTGGCATGTCTTTTGCGGACATCCTGCGGATGCATGTGCTGGGCCTGCTGCGAGTTGAGTATGAGCGCGAAGTGAAGGAGCAGGAAGCGCAGCGCGAGCTTGTATGGAGCCATGAGAGTGTGCTGGGGAGGGAAATTGCATGACAAATCTAAAATTCGACCCTAGTAAACAAAGCCATAGATTAATCATGTCTGCACTGTTCTTTATGTTTTACGATGAAGGATTGACCATTCAAGAAGTTCAAGAGGTTTTGGAAGATATAAAGAGGCAGGCTGTCTATGCTCTGTTGGATGGGAAGGGTAAATCATGACCAAAGAAATTCCATTTTTCGAACGGGTGCAGACGGAGCGTACAGAGATTTTGTCAGCCTTAAAGATGCAGATACGTGTTTACGTGGATCAGGAGATAGATGAAGGGAACGAAGTGTCATGGCATGATTTCATTGCAAAATACAGCGAATGGAACCATGAACCACTTTACGAAATCATTGTTCAGGAGATTGTGAAATGCATGAGGGAGGATTCAAATCATGGACTATCTCTCCTTGGCTAAACGGTTCAAAGGTCATAGGTCAGGGCGAAGGATAGCCATCGTATTGCTGAAAAACGCCAAAAGAAAAGGCGCTGCTGCTACAGCGCCAGTCAAGTAAAGGTGAAAGATAATACGGTCATTATAGACCAAAAGGAGAGATTGTTCAATGAACATCTATCAAAAATTGCTGGAAGTGCGAAAAGCTGTGCCGTTTTTGCAGAAGGACGCTTCGGGCCAGCAATATAAATATAATTCCAGCAGCCAAGTCATATCGGCAGTGCGCGCTAAGTTGGATGAAATGGGGATTTTGCTCATTACGGAAGTAGTAGGTCATTCCCTTACTGGCGAAACAATCGAGTATATGGACAAGGATCGCCCAAAGAAGACAACCACATATTTCACTGAGGTTGACCTATTAATGACATGGGTTAATGCGGCTGAACCTGCCGAGCAAATAAAAATCCCGTGGTACGCCCAAGGTGTTGATATTGCAGGGGAAAAGGGTGTCGGTAAGGCCCTAACGTATGGCGAAAAGACGTTCATGCTCAAACAATTCAACATCCCTACAGATCAAATGGACGTAGACGCCTTCCAGCAGCGCATGGAGAAATCAGTAGGGCGGATTACATCAAACGCAATCGCACAGCTTAAATCAGCTTGGGTGGGCGCTGGATACAAAATAAATCAATTGGCTCCACGAATTAAACAGCTTTATGACTGCTCTATTAATGACCTTAACGAACAGCAAGTTGATGAGTTACTGGCAAAAATTAAGGAGAAACGGAGCGAGCCAGCATGAAGCTGACAGAGGAAAACTATTATTCGCAGGAAGCTAATCTCCATTATATGAGCGTGAGTCAGTATAAAGACTTCCTTAAATGTGAAGCGGCTGCAATTGCCAAGCTAGACGGGAATTACACCGAACCTAAAGCGGATTGCTTCCTGATCGGATCATATGTAGGCGCCACGATTGAAGGGGACTGGGCACTGAAAAAGTTCATCAAGGAGAATCCTGAGATAATCTCCACTCGCGGCGACTCGAAAGGCCAATTGAAGTCCGAATATAAACTTGCTGACAAGATGGTTAGCGTGTTGCTAGACGATCCAGTTTGCCGCCAAATGCTTGAAGGTGACAAAGAGGTAATTGTAACAGCCGAATTGTTTGGGGTGCTGTGGAAGGCGAAGCTGGACGTGCATAGCCCTGATGATGGTCGGATAGTGGACTTAAAGACGGTTAAAGGCGTGCATGAACGGTATTGGCAGCATGGCAAATGGGTATCGTTTATCGAGAATTTCGGCTATGTGCTGCAAATGGCGGTATATGCAGAATTAGAGCGCAGATATAACGATCGATTCGCATCGTTAGAACCGTTGATTGTGGCTGTGAGTAAGGAAGAAACGCCCGACAAGGCAGTCATTTGCTTCGATGAAGAATCTTTAGCCTACGAGTTGGAACGTGTAGAGGAGCAATTACCGCGCATCATAGCAGTAAAAGAAGGCATTGAGCAGCCGACGCGCTGTGGTAGGTGCCGGTATTGCAGGCTGACTAAGCGGGTAAACGGACTTATCCACTATATGGACTTGATCGGAGATGCGTAAATGAACCTATCCAACCAACCTATACGCGCAGTATCCAAGCCGTCACACGCCCGTAATAAGCCTAAACGAGCTGCTAGAGGTAAATTTAGTGCTAAGACCATCAATACCATCGTAGAGCGTGACAAGGCCAGTTGTGTGCGCTGCGGTAGCCCTTATATCGAGTCGGTACCGCACCACATTATTTATAAATCTCAGGGCGGATTGGGCACGGTAGACAACGGTGTATGCGTGTGCCGTCCGTGCCATACAGAGGCTCACAGTAAGCGCGAGGTAAGGCAATGGTTTGAGCAATATCGCATTAATCATCTATTGGATGCAAATTAACTAATTGGACGAAGGCCTCTAAATCGACTGAATTACCTAGCGAAGCGGAGGCCGAATGAACATATTTTTTTGTAGGGATAACCCCTATAGCTCCATACCCATCAAATATGAGGAGAGTGTTTTAGATGGAACCTTGGGATGATGATTTTTACTGTGAGCCTAGCGAGTTTGAGCGGCAGATTGAGGAGTTTAGGCAATCGCTCATGAACTCGGTGAAGGATGAATACAAAGCGGAAATGGAGCGGCTTCGGACGGAAAACGCGGAGCTGCAGCAAGTGAAAAACCGCATGAAGGATATTGAAAGAGAGCGGAGCCATGAGAAAAACGATGTGGAGCGCGCCAAACGAGATGCACTGAAAGAAGCTAAGCAATTGCGCCTCAGTGAGTTGTTGCGAGACTATAAGCATGTAATTTACAGAGCAGATTACAACCATGAATATCTGGAAAAGTGCGGTAATTGTGATGAGAAACGCAAAGTTCGATACATTACCCCACTTGGTAGGGAAGAAAAAGAAGAATGCACATGTGCAAAACATATAAAACGGTATTTCATCCGGGAAGTTCATGCGAGCCGAATAGAACATTATTCAGCTGCTGGGGATATATCTGTCACTTATTACGATGATATCGACGAAGAAAGGATCATTCGATCCACAATTCACAAGGCAGGAACCGATGTGAAAAAAGCTAAAGAGTGGTTCTGCTTTGAGGAAAAAGAAGATTGCGAAAAATTCATTGACTGGATGAACGCGCAGGAAGCTGCCAAAGAAAGCAAATAGCTGGTATAGCTCCATACAGAGAGGAGGACACACCAGCACGACCATTTTAACCCCCTATAGAGGGGAAAGGAGACAGGTAAATGCAATGTAAACATGAACTGGAGTACAAACAGTGTGCGGATTGCCAAGCTGAGGATTACGTGGAGATGGTCAATGCACTACCACGCTATGTAATTGTATGCATGAGGCACAGGGATATGTTATTCGGAGGGAATGCTCATTTATTCTGGAGCCTAGACAGCAACGGGTACACGGCGGCGTTAGAAACAGCGGGACTGTATACCGAAGAAAAAGCGCGGGAGATTGCTGCAGGCACTCATGGACAAGAAATTCCGATCAACATTGCCGAATTGGGGCTGGAACAAGAATTCTTCCGAACGGCGGAATCTGGACTAAAGGAGTTAAGCACTTTAACCATATTCAACGTCCATAATCCGAGAAATAAAGAAATAATTGAGCGCAACAAACGGATTTATTACAGCGACAGCGCGGGTTAGAGGGGAAAGGAGGCGGACACACGATGGCAAAAATATTGAAATATAAAATTAAACCAGAGCTGGACGTTCAGACTTTATCCGTTCCAGTTGGGGCGAAATTTGTTTCTGTTATTGAGCAGCGCGGTGAAATCGTTGTTTACGCGATGGTTGACGGCGATGTTGAAAGGAAGGACAGACACATCTACTGCGTAGGTACTGGATGGGATTTTGATATGAGTAATTTGCATGTCGTTAACTTTATCGGCACTGCTCAGGTGCAGGGTTTTGTCGCTCATGTGATTGAGGTAAGCGGGCTTTATTCTTTCAGAATTTAAGGGCATCCAATACAGGAGGGAACAAACATGAAAGCTATTACGATCATACAGCCATGGGCGACACTCATCGCAATTGGTGCCAAACAATATGAAACGCGCAGTTGGCCGGCGAAGCATCGGGGAGCACTAGCAATTCATGCTGGTAAAAAAATCGACCTTGAAGCCTGTAAGGAACCGGAGATTTGCAAAGCACTCGCCGAATATGGGTACACGGCCGACAATCTGCCAACTGGAGCGGTTGTTGCTACCACGCAATTGGTTAATTGCCTCAAGTCGGTAGACACTTGGACAGACGGATATGAGCTAGAAGGTAGGCGGTTTGTATATTCTCCAGAATACGAGTTTGGAGATTTTACGCCAGGACGTTACGCATGGGAGCTTACAGAGGTTCAGCGGCTTGCAGAGCCGATAGCAGCCAAGGGGCAGCAAGGGCTCTGGAATTGGGATAGTCAGGCTAACGGGTACTAGGAGGGCTTTTTAATATCTCCGAAACAGTATTAACCTTTCTCGCGATGTCCGAGTTTTGTTGGGTGTATTCGCGGAATGCTTCCTGCAGGAGAGTGCCTTTATCTTTCTTAGTGGCGTATGACCATGCATCCAGTAACTTAATAAAATCATCATCAAATTTGTAACTGGTCGTTGTATCTGATTTTGTCATTATGTACCTCGATTTTTTAGATTGATTATAGCACGGATACAGAAATACATGGGAGGGCTATACACCAATGATCGAATGGAAAAAATACGATCCAACTAGCAGGGAAATCGAAAGCCACATAAATCACTTAGTCACCGATGGTCATCGTGTGCTGATTGCACAGCTTGCCAGCGTGGTCGGTGCTGTTAAATATAGTTGGATGATCAATAACTCTTGGATAAATTGGGTGACGCATTACGCACAAATAAACCTGCCAGCGAAGTGCATCTTTTGCAAGAAGGGTCTGGTTGGCGAGGAACATGAGCGCGACGAAGAAGGCAATGCAATATGTAGACCTTGCTTCTTGAGTGAATCAGATATTGGCGAATAGACTGTTAGGTCTGAATACATGGGAGGGAACGACAAATGTACGATAAAGAATCTATTTACGACAATGAGATAGAGCCGCTGATGAAACAGATCATTGAAATTTGCAAACGTGAGCAATTGCCTATGGCAGCTACATTTTATCTGCAAGAGCATCGTAATGACGGGGATCATGACGGCGAGCCGATGTATTGTACAACGGAGCTGCCGTTTCCGGGAGACACAGTAGGTCACGAACATATCAAGTATGTAAGTGAGGCTATGAGGTACGGTAAGCAAGGAAAGCCATTTGTAGCAAGTTACATGATAACGAGCGGTTAAGGGGCATCACCCCATATAACCACCCATACAGCCAGATTGGAGGGTTAAGTCATGAACAACGACGCAAAGACAGGCTGCGGGTGCCTACTCATATTCATGGGAATAGCAATCCTTATATCGTTCCCGCGCATATTGAGCATCATCGAAAAGTTGGTAGATAAAATCTGATATAACAGCCGTACCCACGAGCTGGCGCCCTGTCACGCTTGTCGATAGAACGTCAGTTCGTGGATTAACCATTAGGGAGAGATGATAGATGAGCACTAGGGAGATTAAGTTTCGGGGCAAGCGTACAGACAACGGTGAGTGGGTAGTCGGGAATCTTATAAACATGAAATCAGCTCAACATTACGGTGAGTATGACAGAGATGAAACAATATTCTCAAAATGCTGGATTGTTGAAATAGCTGAGTATCTAGAAGTAAGAGCATTTTCGAGTGGGAATGCGGTGTGGGCTGACAATGAGTTTATACAGGTTGATCCTGAGACGGTCGGGCAATACATCGGTCGTAAAGACGATACGGAAACAGAGGTATATGAAGGCGACAAGGTGATGGCGATTTTGACAGGCGAGGTGTTCGAATTGATTTGGGATGGGGATGGATTCCTGTTTCAAAAAGGAAATTATGCGATTGATCCCTTGGAATTTGAGGATGTATGCGCGGCCTTTGGTTATCGCATAGTTGGCAATGTCCACGATGATAAAGGGGTGAGCGGTAATGACTGAACCTAAATACCCAAGGGCTGAAATGACATCACACCTCCTGCAGCCTGCTCCTGACCTGATGGAGATACGCAAGGCGCTGGATGCTGCTACGCCGGGTCCGTGGGAAGTGGCATACCTTGACCCCCTACAAATGGCGAAGGGATACGATGTAGATGGACAGCATGTAGCATATTGGATAGCGGAAATTTACAGAGACGAAGAGAATGAGCGGCGGCACCAAGACGCCCACCTCGTAGTCAACGCTCCAACATGGATAGCGCAGCTGCTGGCAGAGGTAGAGAGGCTGCAACAGGAACGCGACGGGGAACGGAATTGGCGCGAAGATGTCCAAGCGTATAACCTCAAGCTTGCTGGGATGATAGCTGAGGAGCATTCAGTCAACGCCGCGCTGCAAGAGGCACATGAGCGTGAAATAGCTGTCGTCAGGGCCGAGAACGCCACGCAGCTTGTTACAGCGGCTGAGGAGATACGCGAGCTGCAGGAAGTGCGGGAAACATTAAAAGAAGCCGTGACTGCCTTAGTTGAGAATGGTCGCATAGATAGAGCGAAAGAAGAAGCGTGGAAACAATCGGTTGAAAGCGAGGCTCGCAGACTTAGTAAATCCAACACCGCGCTGCTGGAAGGGATGAGGTTTTACGCCACCGAGAGGAATTACATTTTTCCATGGGGATCGGTTGTACAGGACGCAGGCCAGCGAGCTCGCGATCTGTTAGCCCTATACGGGGGTAAGGGGGATACAGAAACATGACTCCTGAAAGTGTAAGAAAACATGTCGAAGCTCAAACAGAAGAGTTAAAAAGACACATAGATGCAGAATTATCCAAAATCCCTCATGAAGATCAGTGGAGGCGCGCTTTATCTGAAGTGTTTTCAGAAATTCCAAACGAAAGTCAATGGAGAGCATCCATTAACGAAGTTTTTGGAGGAAATACTTCATCAAAAGGAGCAGATATGAAAATTAATGAACAAGGTAAGCGGCAAATTATGATCATGCATTGGACGGATTACTTTAGATATTTTCCGATGGCGCTGGAGACTTTGTTCAGGAGGCGTAAATGATGGAGTATAAAAACAAATATCAAGACGGTCAGAAAGTTAGGTTATTGTTTACGAGTGAAATTGTCACGGTTGACGAATGGTCGTACACACCTAGTTTGAGGAGTTATACCTATACGATTATTGAGCATCCAGGTACTTTTTACTTTGAAAGAGAGTTAGAAGAATCAAATTAAATAATATACAGCCCTCGCTGATTCGGGGGCCAAGAAGAAAATACTAGGAGGCACAAGGTGGTGTAAGTGTGGCGTACATCGGTTTAGATCGGGGCATCGTAGACCACTGGATATACCAAGATGCGGAATATTTCAAGGTGTGGTTTGAGATGTTGCACCGAGCGAGGTTCGCAAAAGAGCCTCATATTGAGCTAGTGGATGGCGAAATGGTGACCGTCAATTACAGCGAATTTATCTATGGACGCATCAAATGGAGCCAACGTTTGAAGGTCAGCGAACAGCGATTAAGGACGTTAATTAAGAAGCTGAAAACAGACGAAATGATAGAGGTCGTTTCGGAGCATCGAAAGTGCACTCTATATAGAATCAAAAATTACGCAAAATTCAACCAGCAGAGCAACCAGCAGGAAACACAGGTATATCAAGGTTTTGAACAACATGTCAACCAGCAGAGCAACCAATCATCAACCAGCAGTCAACCAGCAGTCAACCACGAGTCAACCACGAAAGAAGAAGGTAGTAATAAAGAGAAGAATGTAAAGAAGGAAAAGAAAGATAAAAAAGAATATGTCGATTACGTTTTCCTGACGGAAACCGAATACGCAAAACTCACTGAATTATTGGGCGAGGATGAACGGGATAATTATTTTCTAAGATTCGCCTCATGGATAAGCGGACAAACAAAACGAGTCCAACAAAATAGAAGTGCTTACCTAACAATTCTCAACTGGCACAAAGAAAGTCAGCAGAGCAAACCGAAGCCAGTTTTCCAACAGCAATTATCCGGTTATCAGAAAACTAAAAGTAGGCTAGACCAAATGCTAGCCGAGGAGGAGGCGAAGAAAGATGGAGCGCGAGGATATAATCCGACTGGTACGGATACTTTCCGCTAACTATCGCAAATGGCCCGAGGAAGGGAAAGAAGACGACACCGTAACCCTTTGGGAAATGATGCTTGATGATTTGCCATTAAATGTGGCACAGCAAGCCGTGAAATACCATTTGAGCAAATCAGTGTTTCCTCCGACTGTTGCAGACATCAGGGAAGCTGCGGCAAAGGTTTCATCTCCTCGCGCTCTCGATTGGATTGAAGCGTGGGAGAAAATCAGCACAGCCATTCGAAAGTTTGGATATTATCGGGAAAAAGAAGGCATGGAGTCGCTGCCAGATGAAGTGTCAAGAATGGCGAAACAATTCACTTGGCGAGAACTTTGTCTGAATGAGAACATTGACACCTTGCGAGCTCAGTTTAGGATGGCTTGGGAAACTCAGTTGAAAAGGAATCATGAGCAAAACATTTTGCCTGTTGGGCTGATGGACGCGCTTGAATCACCAGAATTAGTTAAGAGGTTGTTGTGATATGGATAAGCCGGAGCTAATAAGCAGATTGGATGCAGCGCAGCATTACCTAAGTCGATGTGATTTGACGAAGGACCAGCGAGCGAAAGCCGAGAAAAGGCGCAACGAACTAAGCGAATCTCTGAAAAATCTGGAATGTTCTGACGAAAGAGTCGTGAAATCCATATCAGCGATAAGAGATTTGCTAAAAATCAAGGCTTGAAGGGTATAAACCTAAGGGGGGAGATGTGGAATGAATTGGGAACAAGTGATGGGGCTAGAATCAGGAATTGAAACGGATGTTTTAATCGCGGAAATGATTTTCGGATTAGAAGTAGATGCTAGGTTCAGTATCCACCTAAAAGACGGGGTGTGGGAACCGTTGTCAAAATACTCATCCGATATTTCTGCAGCTTGGCTGGTAGTCCAACATTTTGTGCAGCGAGATTGCGAGGTAGATGTTAGATACAGCGGCGAATGGGAGTGCTCAATTGATACTCCCAGCATCAGTTCCACCGGCAGCGGTAATGCAGCGCCAACTGCAATATGCAGGGCAGCACTATTAATAACGACCATAAGGGGGTAACGACATGAAACACGGAAGAGCTCGCACAAGCAGATCGGCAACGGTGGAGTTCAAGCGGAAGACGCAGGCGCTAAAGTCTAAAGAGGAGCAGGAGCGCGAAAAAGCATCGCTCAGGACTTACTTCATTGGCGGGGGAGACGACATCGCATGAAAATAACCGTAGATATAGCCCCGATGGGCGCGGTGCGGATGACTCAGCGGAGCAAATTTACGAGCGCAGCAGCTCAGCGGTACCTCAATTACAAAAGGTTGATAGGGTACACGGTTAAAAACCACATCAAGACCGCCATAAATGGCCCCGTAAGCGTTCGGATGCGATTTTACTACCCGATACCGCAAAGTTTTACAAAGGCGCAGAAACAGGCAGCTAGGGACGGCAGCAAGCGTCCGGTAGTGAAGCCTGATATCGACAACGTGGTAAAGGGGTGTTTCGACGCGCTTAACAAGATCGCGTGGACGGATGACAATCACGTTGTCGAGGAGTCCAGCAGCAAATGGTATAGCGATAGGCCGCGCATTGAGATTGAGATCGAGGAGTTGGGCGCATGACGCTGCAAACCGAGCGCGACGTCTTACAACGCAAACTGGATTGGCTGGGGGTGCGCTCGACCGGATATGAGAGAATAGAAAAGCGCATCAAAGAGATAGATAGAGAGCTAGGACAGTCACATGCGCTGTTTAAGCCTCCACGATGACCGTAACGGCGTTTAAATGTGTTGGTTGGACAAATATGTGTCTAGTAATTAAAGTTCGTTAGAAATCAATTTGAGAGGTTTGGAGGTGGAGTTGCAGTTATGAAAATAACGATAGAGCGAAACGAAAAAGGTCTGAATATCGAATTAGGAACTACTGAATGGGATCATTACGAGGTAATCGGCATGCTGGAAATGGCGAAGGTCACGGTTCAAAAGGAAGTTGAAAGGTTGGTTAAGGAGCGGGCGGTGACAAGGCAATGAAAAGAAAATTCACTATCTGTCGGTATGTCAGTAACATGGTCAAAAGTGACTTAATTAATAAGATGTAAAAACGCCGTAAACCCTTGATAACAATGGATTTATAACGTTTTTTAAGGTATAATATAGCTAGATAAATATGACTACGGAGCGTGTTGTCAAATGGAAAATTTGCAGAATGAATTGACCGAATTGCAAACAAAAGAAGCGACATTATCGGCAGAATGGGAACAGATTAACAGTGAGCCAAACGTTAACGTGAGCAGATTTAACGAGGTGAGTTCGCAGCTTAATACAGTTCGTGATCAAATCAAGGAAAAGCAGGGCGAAATTGAGCGCCAGAGAGGCACGCAGTTTGACAACATTTCTGTTGGGGGATATCCGTTCACGCTCCGGGAATTATGCGCCAGTGAAGATGATTACCGGATATTGTCTGGGTGGCTGCAAGGATATGTAGGCGATATGTCGAGTGCTCATGAGGCTGTTGTATCTAGCTTGCATTCGGAAGTGGCCGCGCTTAAATCTGACGTTTCGGAAATGGAAGCTGTACGCAGCAATAATTTTGACCTTGAATTACGCTGCAAAGATATCGAATCGAAGCGTGATGCAGCTGCTGCGGAGTTGGAAGCGGCGCAGGAAGAATTGAAACGACTTAATGCGGACAATAATGCATTGCGTATGCAAATAGAGTCTGTGAATAAGCCAGTTTCCACGAATCTCACAGGCGATCTGGAAGAAAGGGCTAAAAAACGGCATAACGCTAAGCCTGGTATTTACAACAAACGATGGGTAGATGAGATTCGTCAAACGCATTACGTAGCGACTCTTTTGGAGACTGGCGAAGAAATCACGTTCGGATACCTCGAAGCCGGTAAGTACCGGGAGGTAACCGCGGAGGAAGTAGAACGATTTCGGGCCGAGGAAGAGACGAAACGACTTGAAGCAGAAGCTGCAGCCGTCGCTGTGGAAGAAGCTGTTCCAGATAGCCCATTGGTAGATTACCCTAAACCGCCAGCGTTACCCAGTGACGGACTGGAAGTGGATGAACACGCCGCTGTACCAACGGGCGATGGAACGGATTTTGAAACAGAAGTGAAGCGCCGTTTAGCAATGCTGGAACTGCATGTATTTGGGCGGTCGGAAGTTGCATGATATGGGACTGCAACGATTGTTTTAAACAATTCACTCAATGTCCATGCTGCGACCATGAATTTTGCGATGGTTGCGGCAAGACGGTGAGAGATGCGGACGCAGAGTCGGAAGATAGTAATTAACCACATATCAGAGCGTTCCTATACGGGGCGCTCTAAAGAGGTGAACACAATGGGTCGCGAGAACGTGACAGAGCTCCTTAAAAATTATCCGAGCTATAAATACGCAGTACGTCAGTTTGAAAGACATCAGCCGAGTGCATCAGCTGGCATAGCTAATTATAGCGGAATGTCTGGGGGATCAGGAGCGCCAGAAAGATTCTTCGAGATGGTCGGCAAGCCTGCTGATATGGGCCATACAAGCTACAATGACAGGATAGACTATCTGAAATACTCCGATGTAATCAAGGACATTGACGGAGCGCTAGACACGCTAACGGACGAAGAAAGAAGCGTTGTGTTGCTGAAATGGATTGAAGGAGTATCGCTCAAAGATATATCCGAACGGAAAAGGTATAGCGTGGAGACGGTCAAGCGCAATCATAAAAGGGCACTGGAAAAGCTGAGCATCTGTTTCCGCTTCATCCGTCCGCCGCAGATAGAAGATATACACGCGCCTGGTTCTCAGCATCATCGTTACCCCGAAAAGGACGGAATGACACTTTTCTGACACTAAAGTTTAACCTTTATTGACACTTACAACATGTTAAAATCCTTATATAGACAGCTGTGATGAATGAATCTTGATGATCACGGGGCATTTACGCAGCTGTTTAATTAGCACAATAATGACTGGTATATCCCAACGAACCCAATCCGTTGGATATCATAAATTTGGATCGATCAATCCTTGGAGAGTCCGAAAGGGCTCTTTTTGCTTTGTGGAGGTATCGCATGAGACGACATAGTTGCTATAACTGCGGAGGCAGGATAGACCACCAAGGATACTGCGACACATGCACAAACGCCACGTACAAATGCGATGATTGCGGCACGCGGCTGAAACCGCCACATTACGGGCGAAGGTATTGCGAGGACTGCGACATCATACGACGTAAATGCACGGTATGTGGCGAGGTGACAGCACGTAATGAGTTATGGGTCAGTTATAAGCAAGTAGGGGATAAACATATTTGGTCTCAAGGTCATAAGGATTGTGTTTGGAGGTGGGCGGATTGCGAATAGCTTATACTCTGCCGACTCATAACGTATTGGCATGGAAAGCGCAATCGATGGTCAACACAGATGCGGATGAGGGCTTAGATGTTGAGGAGTTGCTGAACACAATAACTTTTAGAGGATGAGGTGATAGCATGGCATTGTCAGATAAGCACAGAAGATTTGCTGATGAGTACCTAAAAGACATGAATGGAGCAGCAGCTTATCTGCGTGCTGGATATAATTGCACGGAGAGTGCTGCAAGGGTAAATGCTTCAAAGTTACTAACAAATGCTAACATTTCGGCTTATATTGCTACAAAACAAGAGGAAATTGCTAAGGAATCAGGAATTTCGGTTAAATGGGTGCTGGATAACCTGAAATATGTAGCAGAACGTTGTTTGACTCCTGAGCCGATGGTCGATAGAGAAGGAAATATTATCGAATGGCGCTTTGACTCATCGGGGGCGAACAAGGCTCTGGAAACGATAGGTAAGCACTTGGGAATGTTCAAGGAGAAGATCGAGCATTCTGGCGCCATAGCTCACACCCATAAACATGATCTGAAAAAGCTCAGTGCAAAGGAGTTGGCGCAGCTTGAACAGATTATTGGAAAATCTGCCGACACTGGATGAGGTGCGAGCTGCTAGGGCCTATGTCGACTTTAGCTACTTTGTCGACTATGACAGCGAAGGTCGGGACCGCGAAGGAAAACACCTTGACGTGCTGGATGAGACGCTTGTCAAAGTCTCGTTAGGCGAGCTTAAGCGAGTGATTGTCACTATGCCACCGCGACATGGTAAGAGCGAGCGAGTAAGCAAAAAGTTCCCTGCATGGCATATAGGACGCAACCCAACGGACGAAATCATTCTAGCCTCGTACTCGGTTGATCTGAGTCGGGGCTTTTCTCGTATTGCTAGGGATACGCTAACCACGAATAAAGTCGTATTTGATGTGGGGGTTGATCCTGCTAATCAATCGGCTGAGTCGTGGGGTATCGATGGTTACCGAGGCGGAGTTACAGCTGCAGGTGTCGGCGGTGCTATTACGGGTAAGGGTGCGAAGATAGCGATCATAGATGATCCGGTCAAGAATGCGGAGGAAGCCAATTCAGAGGTTATGCGTGAGAAGGTTTGGGATTGGTACCAATCGACCTTGTACACTCGCTTGACGCCTGATGGGCGTATCATAGTCGTTATGACGCGTTGGCATGAGGATGATTTAGTCGGTCGGCTCTTGAAAAAAGAGTCAGACGAGATCAAGGAAGGCACTCACAAGGGGGAACAGTGGACGGTCATCAACTTCCCAGCAATTGCAGAAGATGACGATTTTCTTGGCAGAATAGAAGGCGAACCGTTGTGGCCTGAATTCGGTTTCGATGCGCACCGCCTGGAGCAAATCAAATCAGATGTTGGTTCGTACGTTTTCAATGCCCTGTATCAGCAACGGCCGTCAGCTGCAGGCGGAACAATATTCAAGCGCGAGTATTTCCGATACTTCCGCGAGGAATTGATCGGGAATATGCCGTACATCGTAGTTGGTGAAAAGAGGTATCGCAAGCATGACCTATGGTCGTTTCAGACGGTGGATACGGCGAACAGCGAAAAGACGATTAATGATCCCTTTGTGGTGAGCACATGGTATGTGACGCCATCGAGGGATTTACTTTTGTACGACGTATATCGAACGCACATAACAGGACCGGATCAGAAACCGTTAATGCGTCAAATGATTAATCGTTTCCGTCCGCGCTTCCAAGCAATTGAGGATAAGACATTCGGCACCAACCTCATACAGGAATGCAAGCGTGAAGGAATGACCGTCCGCGCCGTTAAGGTGGACAAGGATAAGGTCACTAGATCGCTTGTCATAGCTGCTAGATACGAGGTAGGTATGGTTTATCACCGCGAAGATGCGCAATGGCTCACAGATTACGAGGATGAGCTATTAAGCTTCCCGCGAGGCAAGCACGATGATCAGGTTGATACAGCTTCAATGGCTGGAGAGATAGTCCACACGCTGCCGCCAAGCACCATGGAAGAACGGAAGGTGTCGAGGTCAGACAGATTCGACAACGACAACGACGAAGAAGAACGAGAACAATCAAATTCATTTTGGTGAGGTGGAAGTTATGAAATTAAGCGAACTGCATGAATGGTTAGGAAAATACCCTAGAACAACAGTAAGTGGTGAGTCTTTGGGTTGCGATGATGTTAGCGTTAGAAGTAAAACAGAGGATGCTGAATTTATCGAGATGTTTCCGGGTGAAGGGGTAGGAAGTGCTGAGCTAATTGAGGCCCACTTCAAAAAAATAAAGAAATTAATTTCGGAAAGAGATGGTCAAGTAGTATACGTAAGGTTGATGACTAATCTTGTATCCATCTTAGATAGCGATGGAGAAATTGAAGGTTATTCAATGAGGACAAGATTGCAGTTCGGTAATCCTGAACTCTGTATTACTGAGAAGCAATTTCGTCATCTTGAATCGATAAAGCAAAGATCGGTGATGAACCATGAGTAACATCATATTCCTAACGTCTAGCGCTATGTTCTGCATGTCTGTCATCAGCTTTATCTCATACAAGATCATAATCGCCCAGCAGCGCACCATAAACGCGCTGACAGACAAGTTAATGTCCAAGGATTATTCGGAGTACAAGCGATTTGAGCGGCATGCAGATCGAGATAATCAGCCGCAGCGCAAACCGTTAAGTTATTACGATGATCCAAGTATTGAGACAGATGAGGTGCAGTGATGCGCCTTATTTTTATTTAGGGGGTGAGTGAGTGGCAGCGATAATTGATAAGGCGAAAGAAAAGTTCGCGGGTATATTCGGAGCATCGGATACGGCTGAGAAAGAGCCTATCAATACGCCAGAGCAGCAAAAGCTTGTTGGCATGGCGGTTAATGACTACCAGTATTTCAAGAGCGAGCGGCAGCGTCATGAGCCTATCTGGCGTCAGGAGCAGCGATTCTACCGCGGTGATCACTGGTTCGGGCTGCGTCCGGAAGAAGTGACTAAGCGGAGACCGAACAGCGTGGACAACATAGCTTGGAGCCAAGTGGAGAGCATTACAGCAAAGCTTTGTTCGTGGATGCCTTATCCAGAGTTTGAGCCGCAGGAACAGAACGACGAGCAGAAGGCGCAGGAGCTCACTACATTCATGCCGCATGAATTGAAGTGCATCAGGTTCCAACAGAAACATATACGAGCTGTGCGGCGCATGGTCATACACGGGCCGCTAATCTATAAGACGCCTTACGATCCAACGATTGAAGGCGGATCTGGCATGTATCGGTACATCGGTCAAAACGACATCATCCCTGTTGATTTGGGAACATTCTTCCCTGATCCGCGCATAAGGGATTTCATCGATATGCAAAAAGGCGCAGCTCACATGTTCCATTTCCGCAAGACAATGGAGTATTTCAAGCAGCGTTGGCCTAAACAGGGTCGCAAGGTACAACCTGACCAAGACCAGGATGACGTGTACATTTACGACCAGGACGAATACTCGACGCGTAACTTCAATGCAGACCGTACCGCTGGAGATGGCACGAGTGACATTCAGACGGCTGGTTTAATCGAATACTGGTACCGTGGCAAACCGAAGCTCATGACCAAGGAAGATAAGGATATGTTCACTGAAATGGCGCAGGATAGGCTTATGGAGGGCAAAGACCCTGCTGAGGCAATAGCCAAATCAGAAGGGAAAATGAACGGCATACACTGCCTGTACATCACTTCTGGCGGCGTGTTCTTGGAGCACAAGTCCTACGTTTATGACCATGGTTGCTTTCCAATCGTAGCTCGCACGCTTTTCCCTGATGAGGATAACCCATGGGGCAAGGGTTATATGCGGGATATGATCAAACCTCAGATCATGCTCAATAAGTTTGCTGAGCTTTCCGTTGAAACAATGGCTAAACAAGGAACTTCGGGAGTTATGTATGAGACTGGAGCGATACAGCGGCCAGAAAAGTTTCGACAGCAGCGTGCTGAAAGTGGCTACATGATCGAGGTTGAAGACCTCAACCGGATCAAGGAAATGCAAGGAGTCAATGTTCCTAACACAATATTTAACCTGCTAGAGTATTACAAAGAAATGCTGCAAAAGATACCCGGTCAATTTGATTCGGCAAATGGTCAGGCAAATGCCAATGTTAAATCAGGCGAACAAGCAAAGGCGTTGATATCGGCAGCTAACAACCGACTCATCGTAGCTACTGAGCTTATCGAGGATGCACTGAGCGAGGTTTTCGAGCAGTATATCTACAACATGGCCCAGTTTTACACGACTGAGCGTATAGCGCGTGTGACGGGTAAATCCGTGAAGTTTAGTCGTGACAGCATGATCAGCACCATGCCGGCAGAAGCATCGATACAGAACGCTGAAACTGGTGAGGAATCGACTATACAGGTGCAAGAGGAATACGTACCTAAGTTTGACATAAACGTCAAAATCGGAGTTGAAAAGCCTACGGATCGTGAGTATTACATCCAAACGGCGTTCAACCTTTTTAATATGATCAATCCAATGACGGGATTGCCAATGATTGATGCCAAGGCCGTGCAGTATACGGTCGAGAATGGGCGCATGGAGCCATTCTCTATCATCGACGAGCGCATGAATACAGAGGCACAAATTAAGCAGCAGATGGATCAGCAGCAGCAACAGATCGAGCAGCTGAGCCAGCAACTTCAACAGATGCAGAAACAACTTGGTCAGGTTGACGCTGTGAAGCAGCAGACAGACGCCGCTAAGATCGAGACGGACCAATACAAAGCGCAAACAGAGCGCATGCGAGCGGAAGGCGATTATGCTCTTAATTCAGATAAAATGGCTCAAGCACAGCAGCAAACTCAATTTGGGAACGTGATGCAAATAGCACAAGCGCAAAACAATAGAACGTAGGGCATTGGCTGAGACGCTAATGCCCTTTTAATTTACTTACCCCTAGCCCCAGCCATAGGGCATTCGATAAGGAGGCAATACCCATGAGTGAGGAATCCGGCAGCCAAACCGTAACCGAACAGCAAGACGATCACCAAACCGCTATATCGGACGCATTCTCTGCTTTTGGATTGGATACGCCATCCGAAGCAGCAGCGCCAGAAAACGAACAAGCTGAAATGAGCGAACCTCCTGCCATAGAGGAAGCGCCAGCAGCTAAAACCATTAAGGTTAAGCACAACAAGGAAGAAATCGAAGTTGACATAAGCGACGATAAGCTTCCTGAATATGTGCAAAAGGCTCTAGCCTTGGACAAGGAGCGCAGCAAGAAGACTGAGCTTGAAAAGAGTCTCGAACGAGCAGCCAAACTCAACGGGTTTGACAAGACTGAGGACTATCTCGCTAACCTTGACCAGCTTGAGCAACAGGCCAAGCAACGGCAACAAGATCAATTCAAGGATTTGCACGATCAGCTACGTGAGGAAGCCGAATATGCGGGTATTGACCCTGAAAAACTCGATGCCTTCCTCGATGCTCACCCATTACTGCAAGAGGCTAATAAGGCCATTGCAGAGCGTCAGAGGGCAGATGAAGAACGGTCACTGCAAGTAGCACAGCAAGCGGAGATTGCTAAGTGGGGGGAACTGTTTACTGCATACCCTGATTTAGTCGTTCCCGAAGACGGTGTTGCTCCTGATTGGCTAACTCCTGACATGTCCGATCGTATCGAGCGTGGATATGACCCGAAAGATGCCTATGAACTAGCTCATCGCAATACCATTACAGCGCAAACGAGAAAGCAAGCTGAACAGAAAGCAATTAAAGATCAACGGCTAGGGTTGCGCGCCCAGGTCGAAATACAGTCGAGCGGGGAACCCGAGGCAGAAGTGCCTACGGAACTCAGCACGGCTTTTTCTTTGTTTGGATTAGATCCGAAAGCAGCTAAAAAATACGTTAAAAAGTGAGGTCATGACAAATGCCACAGGGATTTAAGTTTGCATTTAACGATTATGGAGCGCCTGAACGCCGAGTAAGTCACATTCTGGCGACGAATTCAGAGGCTTTTGCACAGGGGCAAGCGGTAAAACTTGCTGCAGGTAGATGGACAGCAGCTACAAATGGAGCAAACCTTGCTGGTTTTGCTAATCAAACGTTGGCGGCCGGCACCAATCAAGCGCTTGAAGTGGTTATTGCCCGCGAAGGGGACTGGTTCGATGCTCCTTATACTGGAACGCCAGATGTTGGCTTTATTGTTGGCGTTGAAACTGCGGACATTGCTGTAAATGGCCTGTCTGTACTAGCTTCCGATATCACTGGCGGACCATTTTCTGTGCTCGAAATCAACACAAATAAAGCAACGTGCCGCGTTAAAGTCAAAAAACGCGTGTTCGGATAAGGGGGAAATATAGATGCAAACGAAACTGCAATGGAATCGCAATGTGCTCGAGCCTGTTTTTCGAGAGCTTTACATTCGTGAAATGGAGAATAAAAAGGACTTCATTCCTTTGATGTTTGATGTCCAAAGCTCCAGCAAAGACACTGAAAGCATCGAAATGATCGGCGGCGAGGGCCTCATGGAAGAGTGGGGCATGTCGAACAATCAGGTTTTCTATGCTGATATTGATGAATTGTGGCAGAAGTATTTCACGCATAAAAAATACTCTCTTGGTCGCGAGATTGACCGGGACCTTGTTGATGATTTGAAGCTTACAGCAATCCGTGACCGCATCCGCGGGCTGGCTGATGCCGTATGGAAAACGGAACAAATGCAGGGGGCGCAATGGTTTATCAATGGTGACAAGACGACGACTGCTCTAGATTATCGCGGTCGCACGTACAATGCTCAATTGCCTGACGGAAAAGCTTTGTTCGCTACAGATCACCCGTATAGCCCTACAAACGCAGTGGATGTTCAGTCGAACAAAGGCACTACTGAGTTATCCATTGATGCTTGGGATGCAACGGCGGTCGCCATGCAAGAGTGGAAGGATGATCGGGGAAATCTTCTGGCTGTTGTGCCTAACATGCTGTTTGTTGCTCCATACAATGCACGCGCAGCTTTCCAGATTGCGGGTATTCCGGGCAAGGGCCAAGGATATGAGCCAGGATCTGCTGATCACAACATCAACATTTATGAAGGGGACATTACAGTTGTTGTAAACCCATTCTTCACCAACCGCAAAGCATGGGTAGCAGCTGATAAAACGCGCATGATGAACGCTCAAAAATGGTTTAACCGTCGTAAAGCGGAAAACGGCAGCATTACCGACTTTGACACAGAGGTTACGAAGTACAAGGTTGTGAAACGTTGCTCGTTTGGCGCTATCGACTGGACTTGGGGTTACGGTCAATACCCAGTATAAGGAGGGCTTTGGATGCCACCAGTTAAAAAAGGAACTCATTCCGAGGCCATTGGTATTAAGAAACTCGGATCAGCTCCCGTTGATTATATGACAAATCTAATTTCCGTTTCTGTTACCATAGACCCTGCTTCGATGGCTACTGTAACAGGCGCACTGACTGCTGGAATCACGGCAACAGGAGCTGCTCTAGGTGATAGAGTGGCTCTATTTCCTCCTCCGCAAGATACGCAGGGTATCACATATTTCGGGTACGTATCAGCTGCGAACACCGTTAGAATATCGTTCTTTAACCCAACTGCTGGCACCATTGATCTGGCTTCGGGTGAATGGACTATTCATGTGATTAGGAAGTGATGTGATCCTATGGAAAAACAAAGAGTAGGGTTCGAAACGGGTGGAGCCAAGCCGAAACGCAAGGCTCCATACACGCCAAAGCATCGCATTACGAAAGACATGGAAGATAGTCAGCGAGCTGGTTCGGAGCGTTGGAACTTATTCGTCGATATCCTGCAAGAAAACGGACTGATGGAAGAGAAGTAGAGGGGCATCCTAGCCCCTCTTTTTTTATATGGAGGTATTTATGTACAGAACTGAATTAGACGCCCTGAACGCGCTTGTATTAGAGCAGAGACGCACAAATGATTTACTTGAGCAGTTACTTGAAAGGGGGAAATTGAATGATCAGGGACCTGAATTATCGCGTCGTAAGACTCGCAGTTCCTAGCGGAGCCAATACTACAAGTTCATATGCAGACATCAAGAATGCTTCGCTAATATCCTTTAGGATCCCGGCAGGATATGATGGCGGAGCTATAACAATCCAAGCGTCCGATATTGAAAGTGGAACGTTTGTGGACGTCTATGATTCAGCCGGCAATCTATTAACTGTGCCAGTTGGAGGAGCGGACAGGGTCGTTTCTCTAACGGGAGCATTCCTGCAGGCGGTATCATCCTTGCGTTTTATTAAACTTAAATGCGCATCCAATGTGGGGGCGAACCGTGAAATTGTTTTGATTGGCAAGGGGTGATTATATGCTCGAATTAATACCAGTTATTTTTGCGAATGATTCAGGTGGGGTAACGCCAGTCAACCCGCTAATCAGCGATAGTTTCGACAGAGCAGATAGCGCTTCATCTCTAGGTAATGCCGATACAGGGCAAACGTGGACGGTGCACACTGGCACATGGGGCATACAGGGGCAACGAGCATATACACCATCAGGAACCGAAAACTATGCAACTATTGATTCGGGTATCGTCGATTACAGAGCAGAGGTTACGCTGTCTGTGCGCGTCAATAGGTCCGGTCTGGTGTTCAGGTTTCTTGACTCGGCTAACTACTACCGGTTCGTGCTCAGCTCAACGACCGTTTTCCTGCAGCGCAGGCTGCTGGGAGTGACTACATCACTATCATCATTCACTGTCACGCCTGCTGATGGAGATGTGCTGCGTGTTGTGCTCAACGGCATGAACATTATGGCTTACTACAACGGTGAGCTTAAGGCCAACGTCAACGATATAACTTTTCTGCTACCCACTCGCGTGGGTATGGAATCGGCTGGTAGCAGCTGCCGGCTAGATAATTTTAAGGTGGAGGTGTAGTCATATGATTATTACAGTGCCAAAGATCGGTACAGGAACGGATGATGACCCATTTCGTCCGGAATATGATGGTAATTGGGAGCTTGTAGAAGAACGAGAAACAGAGTTTGATATTCGCGTGTTATAAGGCGGTGGAAATATGCTGGTGCAGGAAGTTGTAGACGAAATAATCGAAAAGCTGCCGAACAATACGCTGTCCGTGCAGTCCATTTTGCGTAAAATCACTGCCGTGCGTGATAATCTCATCCGTAATTACGGAGGTTCGCAGCAGCAGGCAGAGGCGGTTGTATCGACCATGGACTTGCTGGATGGACAGTCGCAATACCCGCTGCCGTGTCCTCCTGGTAATGTCGTGGAGGTAGAGGTCAAAGGGCTACATTCCACTCCTCCAAACGATTGCTGGACCCGTATCCCAGTAAGGCAATTCAATGAGTCCGATTATGGACCGTATTACTATTTTCTGAGCGGTACGATCAGTTTAGTACCAAGTCCTTGCGCAGACGTCACGCAGGGACTGAAAATCTTCCACACGCCAGTGCGAGCGCCGCTGGGCACGGGCGATTTGAATGGACCGACAGGATTTGATCCGAATTACGACATGGTGCTGGTATACGGCGTAATGAGAGAAGCTACAACGGGCGCTGAGAGCGAGCAATACGACATCAAGTACAAACAATGGGAACGAGATTACAAGGTCGCAAATAGCAGTTATGCGCACTTCGTGATAAAGGAAGGGTGGTAGTTCCATGGTTTTAGATCCTTATCCGTGGGCAGGAAAAAACACAAATACCAGCAATAGAATTGCAGGTCAATCTGAATCGACATATAAGAACTACGAAAAGATCAAAAGGTTTGAGGATGTCGGTTACTTTTTGTTGTATTACGTAGTCAGCGGCGGCATAGCAACACCAAACATCACTAGAAATGACATGCTAGATGTGACAGACATTGTAGTCTCTCTAAACGACGATATCATGGCCCGTGATGGTGCGATATTTCAAACGGTTATTCCTAGCACGACATACTATCTTGATTTTTCGAAAGATGGTGATTGGACTTGGGATACTGTGCATCCTATTGGTTTAGTAAACATGGATTACTTAACTATTGCAGAAGTCACAACAGATGTTTCGGGGCTGGTCAGTACCATTATAGATACTCGAACTGCAGTTGGTGGATTTCGCCTGAAAGATGAATACGGCCTAGATCAATACATGGAAAAAGGCAGCATCGTGTACAACGTAAAGGATTATAATGCGGTCGGCAGTGGATTAGCTGATGATACGACGGCAATCACTACTGCGATTCAAGCCGCCGTTTCTGCTGGTGGCGGAATTGTTTACTCGCCCACAGGTAGCTATCGCTTAACCTCAAATATCACAGTGCCGTCAAATGTGACAGTGTGGTTTTCGGATGGTGCTGTATGGACTGCCGATACGGGTGTGACAATCACCATTAACGGCACAATCGATGCAAGCATGAGCCGCATATTTGCTGGTGCTGGAACTATTAACGGATCGATAAAAAACGATGTAGTCTATCCCCAATGGTGGGGAGCGGTTGCGGATGGCGTTACCGATGCAACAAAATCCATCCAAGCTGCTTTAAACACAAAATGCAAAGTCGTGCTACCGTACACTGATTTGGGATACAAAGTTACTGTGGGAGCCATTTTCCTTTTCGACGGCTCGCATATCGAGGGTATCAACCAAGTGACGATACGCTGCACGTCGACATACCTGTTTTTGGTGCAGGCTGTCGGGTATACGATAAGTAATCTTAAAATCGACATGACGGGCGCTCCAGTTAGTTCCATGGCAATTAGATTAGTTACGGCAGCGCGGGTGATTTGGTACGGACGCATATCAAAGATACAGTTTATGAATTGCTACGGCGCCATACGAGATGATGCAGGCGCAGCTAATTACGTTGTCGACTTGCAAGTCACCGATTGCGTATGCACCTATACAAAGGGTGTTCAGGTTTATATGCATAAATCGAGGGGGTTTGTAACTTTCCGCGATTTTGTAATCGACCATACGCTAAATACGGCGGCAGTCAACTTTATCGGAGCGGTTTTCGAAGATTTTGTTGGGGTGGAGCTCGAAAAATTCGATGTGGTCGGCCCTGTGCCTGCACGCGTAACGCCAGCATATAACCCGGCGCAAATCGGACTGTACATGAAGGGAACTACATCAGGCGGTAAAGCGAGTGTATGGTTTACCCGCGTCTTAGTTGACAACACAATGGGCGATGGTATTTACGTCGAAAATGTCATGAACTTAGTTGTAAATGGTTTAGAGTCATATCAAAATCTAGGAAATCCTATTGTGTTAAAAGACATAACGGTGGCCCAGATAACAAACCTATTCGTTGTTGGCGCTAAGGGGCTTACAGGAGCTGCGGCCGGCGCAAACGGTATTGTTTTTAATGGATGCCAGCGCATGACGGTATCTAACCTCAAATCGTCCACTAATACAGGTATTGGCGTATCTATTTTTAATTCGACAGACAACCTATTCGCAAATGTCGAGTTAAGCGACAATGCCTCATTTGGATGGTACGAGAGCGGCACAAGCAATCGTAATATCGTTACTGGAGCCAATCTATCTACCAATACAACAGCTAACCTCGTACAATCAGGCGCTGCGTCAGCCTTTGCCCATTGGATAAACAGCGGAGCTTATAGGGCGCATGATGTGGGGGTGGTTACGGTATGATGAGGATGATATATAAACTGTATTGCCGGATATTCGGTCATAAAAAAACAATTTATAAGCCAGTGTTGAGTGATGAGATGGGTGACGCATTCGGTTTTTATTGCTTAAGGTGTGGATTTGATTCACATGGCGAGTATAGGGGTGGTTAGATTATGCTGACCTTACAACAAATCATAAACGAGGCGGACATTCTTATACCAAACGTGTTAGCTGTGGCGGATAAAGTGGTTCAACTCAATTCGATAAACGCCGATTACTTCAATACAGTTAAAATCCCCAAAATAGCTAGGTTCACTGGTACATCAGGGCAGGCTGATTATGTTCTATCGACCGACGTTCGGGCCAAGAATATCGACCTGGTAGAGGCTGGCGTTCTGAGGTACCTCGACCTGCAGACGGATGTCATTTCACCGCTGCAAAATACATTCAGCTTCGACGATAATAATAGCACGCTCACATTGTCCCCTGCGCCGTACACCAACGGTTTGCAGGGGATTGTGCGTTATCACCGTATTGCAACAACAACGTTCACTTCCGGAGCGCTTACGGCGGTACCTGATGCTCCGGAAGAATACCACTGGACGTATATCCCTGCGCTGGCTGCTTGGATGGCACAGACGCAGGATGATATGGCCAAGGCAGCGACCTACGAGGCGCAGTATCGTGGAGCATGGAACACGGCTGCCGAGAACTACCAGAAGGCGGTGCAGGGATGAGGGTGATTAAGTCTCCAATACCTCAGTACCAGCCGCTTGCTGGCCTGTCCACTGAGACGATTCGGGATTTTAAGGGCGTTAATACCTATGACTCGCTAGCAATCCCTGACAACTATTTTACGGACGTATCCAACGTGACCAACGATGATTACCCCACCATATCAACAAGGCCCGGATACACCGTTGTAGCGACTCCTGTAGGCACGCGCTGCACAGGCATAGGCGTATGGCGTGGTAATCGTATCGTAGCAGCTTTTAACGATGGCACATGGCGCGTCCTTACGTTGTCCAATACATGGTCGGCTGCTGTTGTTACATTTGCTGCAAACGATGCGCCATGGTCGTTCGCTAATTTCCAAGGTAATTGGGATGAGGTGAATTTGGTCGGTACCAACGGTCAGTCAGGCATGTGGCGCTTCAACGGCGTAACGGGTATCGCCGTATCTGGCGCACCCAGCGGTGCAAACTTTGTTACAACCTACAGCAATCGGTTATGGTGCGCGGTAGGCAAAGAGCTTCACGCCTGCGCGCTGGATCAAGGAGACGAATGGACGACGTTCGCAGGTACAGCCGAGGACAGCTATGTTAAAGATATCGAATCCACTCGCGGCGAGAACATCAATATGCTGTCAGGCAGCCTATCCAAGCTAACGATCGGTTTTCCGAATTCGCTTGTAGAATTATACGGAAATCTTCCATCCGACTTTAACGACAGGCTGGTAACGGATGACACGGGCGTAGCCAGTAACAGGGCAGTAGCGACACAGGATGGCGTAATGATGCTGCTCCACAAATCAGGCATCTACCAATATACAGGCGGCACTATACCAGATAGAGATTTCAGCGAGATTATCGCAAACTATCCAATCACCGTGGATACTAATAGTGTTGTAGGCGCCGATGCAGATAAAATTTACTTCAAGGTGGGCACGGCTATACTCGTGTACGATACGCGAGCTGAGGTGAGGTCGTGGACGGTGTGGCGCGGCATCAACGCTACTTGCTTCGTTTTTATGCTGGGCGATTTGTACATCGGAGACACATCAGGCCGAGTGCTCAAGCTGGGAGGCACCACCGATAACGGCACAGCAATCAGTGCTTATACCATAAGCAAAGCGTTCTCAAACGCATCCATCGCGCAGCGGCAGCGGTGGCTTAAGCTATTCCTGACCTATGAGGCTGCGGTAGGCGCTACAATCAACGTTTACCTGTCCCAAGCATTATCAGGTGACAGTGACTGGACGCTCGTTAAAACGATTGTGGGCGATGGTACGCCAGGCGTGCAGCGCGCTATGGTGCCAGTCGATAAGATAGCACTAGCCAACTATGTACGCATCAAGACCGAATGGACGGGCGTTGTGAAGATTCACGAATATACACGCAATCAGCGCGCACTGCCGCTATATTAAGGAGGGTTTTCGATGGCTCAAGTCACGGGTTTTCCGATCAGGCTACAAGCACCGCCAAGAACAGATGACATCAACATTTTAAGAGAGTACGTCGCTAGACTAGCGAATCACTACGCTGAACTGGCGAAGCAAGTAGATTTCGTTGTCAACGGCAATATCGACGCCAAAAACATTCGTGCTAAAAGTATTGAAGCTGAGAATATCAGCGTCGATGAGTTATCGGCAATTAGCGCCGATTTAGGTCATATCACAGCTGGATTAATTGAAGCAGTAACGATTATTGGTTCGTACATTGCTACTGCAAATGGTACGTTTCCGCGATGTGAATTGTCATCGACAGGAAATCTTTTCGCTGCATATAAAAGCGCTACCGAATATACAGCTTTTAATCCAGATATGCCAGGCACATCAGCTCCAGGTCTAGAATTCAAAAGCCCTTCTCAAAATGCTCAAATAAGCATAGATGAAGGTTTGTTTTATATCAGATCCGAGGGAGTTATACACATCGTTTCCGAAACTAGTTACGTTGTTTTGGGGGGATTAGGTACTCCCGGTGCTATTGTATATAGTTGGTCTAAACTCTTAAATGTAGCCACTGATACAACGTTGCAAGAAGAGTTAGACAATCTATCAAACAGAATTACAGCTTTAGGAGGATAATCATTCCACTAATATACTTTTGTTGGTACAATGGATTCAAAAACCAACAGAGGTGAAGGGCATGAAAAAGCTAGTAATTGGATTTATTTTGGGATTATCCTTATCAATGGTCGGTACAGCTTGGGCAAGCGGACTAGTAGGTAAGACGGTTGGGTCAGAAGTTAAAATTACAATGGACGGTAAAAGCGTAGGCAGCGGAGTGATAATAGACGGTAAGAGTTACGCTCCTGTTCGAGATGTGACAAACGCTGCCGGCCTTAGCGTCACCTTCAAGGATGGTGTAGTTAATATGCAAAGCGGCACAAAAACACCTAATGTATTAACCACGGAACAAAAAATAGAAAATGTGAAAAAGGCAATAGCTAACACGGAAAAAGCTATTGCGGCTAAGAAAAAACTGATTGCTGAGCAAGAACAAAGAATTAAATATTATCAAGGTATTATCGATAAAGGTGAAGGAGATGCAGTGACCCAAAAAAGAATTGATGATATTATGATCGGCATTTCCCAAGTGGAAAAAGACTTGGCGGCAGATGAAACTAAGCTTATCGAATTGAAAGAACAATTAGCAGAACTAGAGTCTACCAAATAGGTAGGCTCTTTTTTATGCACAAAGGAGGCGCTTATGGCTACTCAAACCACCCAAATAGGCAAAAACCAATACGACTACCTAACCAACATGGCAGCTGGTAAAGCAGCAGCAGGCGGCGCGGCGAACGCTGGGCAGCAGAAATGGGCAGCAGGACAGCTTAAAAGCAGCACATACACACCGCCAGCAGCACAGGCGACAACGCCAGCAGTTAAGCCGACCATGGGAACTGGCGTATTCAATGCTATGACAGCAGGAGCTAACGCTGCTAAGTCAGGCGCGACACCAACGCCAGCGGCTACCGCAGCAGCAACGACTATGGCAACGCAGTACAGCCCGACGAAGTCAACGCTCAATACCCTACAAACGGCGATTAATACGCCATTTTCGTACGACATTAACACCGATCCAGCTTATCAAGCGGCGCTCGCACTGGCTAAACAGAACATCAGCCAGCAGCAGAGCGATACAAACGCGCAGCTTCGCGCTACAGGTCAAGGAAAGTCGTCGTATTCCGAAACGGTCGCCAACCAAATTGGAACCAAGGAAATGGGCCGTATATCGACTGAGGTCGTTCCAACGCTCATGCAGCAGGCTTATCAGCGGAATCAGGATCAAATCGCGAATAACGGGAACCTGTATAGCCTGCAAAATCAGGAGTATTTCCAAAATCCGATTACTGAATCAGCCGTCACAGGAAATTACATGTCAGGCGAAGCGCGTAACGCCATTGATCAATTGCTCAGCCTTAAGCAGCAAGCGGAGACGAAAGGCATCACAGCGGAGGCTCGCAGCGGCTTAAGCTCTCAGGCGGATCAGATTCGGGCGTTTCTACAGTCGCAGGGCATCAATCCTGAACTATTTGGCGCTAATGTGTCGGCTAATACAGCAACGTCCAATATCGGTCAAGCCGGCACACGGACGCTGCAAGGTCAGCAAACGGACTTGCAGAATAAGCAGGCTAACTGGAACGCTTACACGGATACAGTTGATCGGTCGGGTACATGGGGCGCTGGTCCAGCTCAGAACTGGGGCAACCTGATCGCTAATGCTAATGCTGGCAATCAAACAATGACCGGTCAGCAGAATGCCAGCGGCCTAATGTCGGAACAGCAAAACCGCGATATAAATACGCGAAATGCTGCTATAACAGAATGGCAGACAGTAGGCACGGCAACGCCTTCGGTAGCTGAGATTTTAGGTGTACCTGTCGGTACTCCTACATCAGATCAGGCTTATCGTGACGCGAGCACGGCGCTGGAACAGGATAAATTCACATATTCGCAATGGTCTGATGCCGCTAATGCTGCTGGTAAAGCAAATTCGACAGCGACCCAAACGGTATCAGCTGCTACGGCTGGCGATATGCTATCTGCGGCGCTGCAAAAGGTGGTCGGCACTGACACTGATACAGGAAAGACTAAGTACGGCGTATACAGCGATCCAGCCAAGCGTGAAGAAGCATTTGTTACTATGATCAATACAACAGGGCTTCGCGGAAACGACGTCATTACAGCGCTCACGAAGGCTGGTTACAGCATTAAGGAGATTAATGCCCTTCAAGCACAGTATCCGGAGGTTTTTCAGTAGCCAGCGGGGCTAATGCTTCCGGTTCCGCTGGCTCCTACAATAATTATTACAAAGCCGATAGAGATGCAGCAGCAAACCCAGCAGCATATACGCAGGCGAGCAGCGCGATTCAAAAGGCGCTTGCTGATGGTGGGTATGACCAATCATGGTTAAAACCACTGCTAGAATTGGTAGCTCGCGAATCAAGCTTTAATCCGAAAGCTGCGAATCCAAAATCTACAGCTAAAGGTTTGTTCCAATTCCTTGATGGTACACGGGCAGATAAAGCGTACAACCAAGGAATTACGGATTGGAGCGATCCTTATCAGCAAGCTGTCGCAGGTCTCAGATATGTGAAATCCAAGTACGGAACACCAGAGGCTGCACTGCAATTCTGGGATAAAAATAAATGGTACTGAGGTGATATAGTTGGCGAAGGAAAAAGAAAAGGAAAAATTAAAACTCAAAGCTCCTAAACCTACGTATACGCCTATCAATGCAAGCCTAAATGCTGGATACGTGCCACCAACACCTAAATTAAAGTCGAATTTGGTGGTATCGCAGCAAGATATTATGCCTGTGCAGCAAACTCAAGCGTCTCAACAACCTTTACAGGTTCGCGGGGCGCTTGCTGCCTTGCAGCCGGCACCAATGCCGAAAGCTAGCGAGTTAGCGCCAACCTATTTCAATCCAATACAACAGATGGAAAATATACAGGACAGGTTTGCCGGCTCGGCAAATCCGCCGACCCAAACCAATCAATCGATTATGCGTAATCCGCAAGTTCTACCTTTACCTGAAATCAAGTCGCCTGTCCTCAAGGATACACCCGTTAACCCTATTGGCATACCGTGGAAGGATGTTCCGGTCGATTACAGCGCGGAGTATTTACAGAAACGATCGAATGAGCGATTACTCAAAGAAGCTGAACGACTAGATGCGCTAGCAGCCAAGAATAAAGCGGATGGGAAGCGGACAACCGCAGGTATGTCCAAGGACGATTATATTTCCTACACCAACCTCGAGCAGCTACGTGCGGATGCGAACCTGTCCATGACGGAGAAGATTGCGCGTAATCTCTACACGCCGGGAGCAGGTCTATCTGCCATACAAGCTGGCTATCAGGGTGTGGGTGCTATCGGTAGTCGTCTAGCGCCGTCTCTGTTCAGCGAGAGTGCTGGTATCGGTAGCCGTATAGCGGCAGGTGCGCTTAGAGAAGCAGCTACGTCTGTTCCGCTATCTGCGGGATATACCGCTGCCACGAATCCTAGTGCGAGCGGAAAGCAAATGATCTCAGATACGCTAACTGGTACGATACTTGGAGCAGGTCTGGGGGCAACTGGTCCTTTATTGAGGAAAGCTATCAGCGCTATATTCAAACGTAATGGTGTGCCTGAGGAAGCTGTAGGAGAAGTGTTGGCACTACCTGCCCCACGCGAGCGTGGTCTAGGAAATGCAAATAATGCGGTTACACCTGATGTTATGACGGGATACACAGGACCGGTCGGCGCGCTACCTGCGCCTGCAATGTCGGGGCCGACTTCTGGACGTATTGCGCAATCGGTAAACCCATTCCGCCAACAATTTGAACATTTGATGCAGACGGCGAAGCAGATGCAGCAGGAAGGTCGCTTCACGCCCGGCAAAGAGGCGGAGGAACTGGAATCCCTATGGTCGCAAATGGCTGGGCGCGAAGGCGTTAGCTTAGACGAATTGATCCAACGTGCCTATCAAACCAAGCCAAGCAAGCTGAGTTCCGACCTTGTTCAACGCGCCAAAAGCACTCAAGCTGCACGCGAGGTGGCAGGAGCGCCATTGCCTGTTAAATCAACTGGAGACAGGCTTACGAGCAAGCAGGGTGTTCTAGGGTCGCCAGCACCGTTAACGCAGCGGTTTATTCGGGCGGGCGGTGCACCGGATGACGGAGTCCGCGCTGCCAGATCGTCGCAAGATGTGCAACGTCCACGTATTGACGTTACAGAGGAATCTCAGGGGTTGCGCCAAACAGGGGATTCTAGACCGGTAGAAGGTCAGGTCATTAAATCAAGGGGTGCATTAGGGCCGACAAAAGGGCTGCGTGCCAATTTCCGCACCCAATTAAATGACGGTAATTTTTCGTCTAAACTCCAGCAAAAAATAAGAAATACTGACCAAACCTATGATGTTGCAAGAAATGCTGATACTGTTGCGGCAGCCAATGAGAACGTGAAAAATCTGACAAAAGCAGAAGCTGATTTTCTAGCCAATGAATCGGCTGGCGCTGAACATATTGCTACTGGATACAGGCTCATGCAGGAACTTGATGCACTTGGCGAACATACAAGGTCTATTAATATCGCAGACAAATTGGCTAAAGACCTGACTAAAAGTGGGCAGACTGTTCAGGCAGCTTCCTTATTAGCGCGTTTGAGCCCAGAGGGGCAACTGCTCAACCTTGCTCGAGTGGCTGAAAAGAATGGAAAGCAGATCACAGAAGCAGATAAGGTTAAGTTTCAGGAATTAGCAGCAGTTGTACAAGATGGTACAGGAACAGGAATAAGGGCTAATCGACTTGACGATATACTCAATAAACTTGAACGCGGTGAGCAGGTTTCAACGGAAGAACTAAAAACATTGGGTAATTTGCTGGATCGGGCCAGTAAATATGCAAAGAAAGATAAAACGATTAAGGATAAAATTCCAAGCGAAATGAAAGATTCTCGTAAGCGGGATAAGATCGTTTCCTTCTTTGATGAAGCCGAACAAGCAGCTCTTGCAAGGATTGCAGCGAAAAAGAATCGCCTAAATTCCATGCCAATAGGCGAAATTGCAGACCATGCCATTGTTGTAGCCGCTCAAATTGCCAAGGGCACTATTAAAGCTGCCACCTATGCGGAAGATATGGTTAAAATGTTTGGTGAAGAGATACGTCCCTATGCAGCTGATATATTTGATAGCGCTCAGAAGATGCTTAACCAGTCTTCCAAACGCATTAGTGAAGGTAAGATTAATGAGGCTAACAACATCGTGAATAGGGTGTCAGGGAGAAAGGTTCCAACATCCGAAAAAGTCATGGAAAAATACATTAGTGAGAACCCTGTAAATGAAAAAGATATTCAGAAGCTGCGCGAATTGTCCAGACAAGTGAATGAGTTATCAGGCGAGGATGCATTAAAAGCCGATATGGCGATGCAGAAAATACTAAACAGTTATGAGAAATCTAACTTATGGGATAAGGTTCAAGCGTTTCGTTATATTGCAATGCTTCTAAACACAGGTACTCAATCGGTCAATGCTATTTCAGGTCCATTGATGGCAAGCACAAATGCCATTGCTGATGTATTCGGAACAATGCTTGACGTCACGCTTAGTAAGGCACTTAAGCAGCCAAGAACAACGACAATGTATGGAACTAATCCACTAGCATTTATGGCCCGTTGGATCAAGGGATTGAGTATTGGTGGTAAAGCTGGATTTGAAGGGGTAAGCCCGTCCGGTATTGTCGGGCCTAATGAAATCAGAGGATTGACGTATAAGAGCCTGTATAATCCGTTGAGCATTGCAGAACGTTCGCTAGGAGCTGTAGCAAAAGGCGGAGACTATGCGGCTTATAGCGCGGTTCAACAGTCTGAAATGCGCAAGATAGCTTTCCTCGATGCCAAAAACAACGGCATAAAAGGCAAGGCAAACATTGATAAGCATATCGAAAAATTCTTGAATGATCCACCACCAGAAGCTGTCCTGCAGGCTGATCGAATCGGAAAAAACACGACATTTCAAAGGTCAGATACACTAGGCGGTAATGTGGCTAATTTCCTTGCTAACCCACCAGGTAAAGCTAGGTATTTGAAACCTCTTATTGGTGCAGTTTTTCCATTTGTGAGAACTCCGGTTAATATCGCTTCGACCGCAGTCACCCTTTCTCCTGGCGGGATCATAAAGGGCCTGTATCAGTTAGCCAGTAAATCGTCTGATGCATCTAGAAGAGAGGTGATCAGAACGCTCTCATTAGGCCTGCTAGGCACAGGAGGAATGACCCCGTTAGGTTATTATCTTAGCAAAGTTGGAATTATCACGGGCGCTAACGATAGTGGAAACAAACAAGTGGATGCAATAAGAGAGCAGGCTGGCGGAGGTAAATATCGCTTTAATACATCGGCATTAAGCAGATATTTGCGTGCAATGGTTGCTGGAAAGGGGCAAGCAGCAGCTGAAAATGCCGCAAAGTATCGTGAAGGGGATAGCCAATTTGATTATAATAAATTACAGCCTCTGGCTTTCCCGTTAGCTATAGGTGCAGCTATTAATGATAGAGAAGGCCAACCTGTTTCGAACAAAATTCAAGGAACTCTTTCTGATGCTTCTGGTTCGTTACTAGGCATGTCTACTCTTAAGGGGCTACAGGATACATTCCAACCGCAATATGGTGGAACTACAGGCGAGAAGGCCGTTGGTATCCTTGAGAGGGTGACGACATCATTTCTGAAAAGTTTCAGTCCAAGCGCTTTGGCGCAAGAGGCAAGAAGACAAGATCCTATAGTGCGCAAAACAAGCTATAACAACGGAATTTTAGAGGATACTAGCGCATACTTTAAATCTCGTACTCCGGGCCTTTCGCAGTCATTGCAACCTAATAAAACGACTTTGGGGCAGAACAGATTGAATGCTGAGGGGATAACTGGTCAATACATGAACCCTTACAATTCAAATAAGGCACCTTATAATGAAGCGGCTACTATTATCGCTCAATTAATTGATGCAACCGGTGATATGAAACTCGCTCCTGCTGCACCAGATAAAAAGGTTGAGGGTAAAGATAAATCGGGTAATTCAGTATCTCTAGAGATTCCTCCAGACAGATACACGCAGTATCAAGAGGAATTAGGAAATGATATTATCAGCCAAATTATTGCAATACCGTCCAATCTCTCGGATACCGATAAAGCTGATAAAGTGCGAACTATTTATAAAAAGACAAAAGAAAAGCATAGTAACGCAATAAAAAAGGAATTGGGAATTAGAATATCGAGGTAGAATTTCAATATCAATTCACGATGTCGTGAAACTGTGTTATAATACAGGCAAGAAAAGCGTACAATGAAAAAGAGAGCGCGGCCAACGCTCTCCTTGTACAACAGTTTCGGGTGGTTAGTTCCTCCGATTGTTGAATGGAAGAGAAATAACCCGTCAGGCCTCAACCTGTGGCGGGTTATTTTCGTTTGAGGTAGGTAAGCAAAGCAAGGAAGAAAGTTCCAAGCATGATTACTTCTACTAACGAAAAGTTCATAGGCATACCCCCTTTCTGGAGGGATACCATGACCACCACAAATCGTGCTGTACCCGAATATTATACCACATCTTTACAATAGATAGATGGGAGAATATAATACTAGAGAAGTCGTATGGGAAAGCATCCCTGCGGCTTTTTTTATTGGAGTGATGCGCATGATTGTATACGACGAATCTGAATACTTTAACACCGCCCTAGAGGAGGATACCATGCGTATCCTTCTTTCTTTTTTGCCTAGAGAAGCCTATGACAAGCTGCTTTATAGTAATGGCGGTGAAAAATATGTACGACTGGATCATCCATGCAAGCGAGGCGTTTTTTCGTTACGGTCTAAGCCCTACCGCTGTCGTAATGTCGCTGTTCGCGCTATTAAAAATGCGTGCCGTCAAGAAACGGTTGCGCCGTTATATACCATGGCTTATCGACGATGATTCACCTGTAAGGGAATACGTGCAAAACCAACGTGAAATTATGCAAAATCAGAAACTAATGATGGAAAGGATGGGTTTAGAGTGGTCTGCAAGTACGTCTCAGATAAATTCAGCGGATTCAGCGCCGAAAAAAAAGCGCTTGTCCTCGCTGCTGTCGATGGTTATTTATCCTGCCCTGCTTGTAAAACGGTACATCACTTATTGGAGGTCGAGAAACATGAAGCTCAATAAAAACATTTTAATCCCGCTACTGTCGGCAATCGCGCTTTTTATCAAAGAGGCATTTGGTTACACAATCCCCGACGAATGGATTGATATGGCTGCCAATATCGTGCTGTACGGAGTTATGTTTGCGGGATTGTTTATTAACCACAAAAAGCCTGCTGCGAAAGCAGAAGACGATACCAGCGCGGAAGAACAGTACCATTAGGAGGAGCCT